TCATTCTGCCTTTTCGGTGTCCACAGAAACCGATTGTTTGATATTCACTAACGGGTTCTTTGTGACCACATCTTCTAGGTGATCTGGGGCGAGGTGTGCGTATCGCATGGTCTGCTTAATATCGCTATGACCAAGGATTCGTTGAAGGGCGATAATGTTGCCGCCGTTCATCATGTAGTAAGACGCAAAAGTATGGCGCAGAACGTGGGCCGCTTGCTGCTTTAGTCGCGGGACATTTCTCACAATGAATCGGTAAACGGTCGAATAGCCAATGCTAAACAATGGGCCAGAACCTTCCTTGTAAATCTCTTCGTAAAGTTCGGGGCTGATCGGTACCGAGCGATTCTTTTTACCTTTCGTTTGAGTGAACGTGACTTTGTATTTTGTGATTTGAGCGCCCGTTAGTCTGGATGCCTCACGAAAGCGTCCACCTGTAGCCAAACACAGTTTAATAATCTTATGCATGTCATCATGGAATTCGTGTGCTTCTGCCTTGGTGATAAGGTTCTGCATTTCTTCAACGGTGAGAAATTCCATTTCAGGTTCATGCAGCTTGAATTGGCGAACGGCATTCAAAGGGTTTTCGCCTTTCCATTCGCCCATGCGCTGCAGTTCAACAATCACAGCATTAAGTAAATCTTGTTCGTTGTTGCAGGTGCGAAATGTTACCGCTACTTTTCGCCCGTTAAGATCTGCGACTTCACCTGCCAAACGGCGAGTTCGGTATTCAGTAAACATCGTTGCCGTGAGCTTATGATAAAGCGGGTCGCCCAACGCCAAGCCCATAACCTTCAACTTATTGTAAGTGTATTTGGAATGAGCAAGTGATTGGCCGTGGCGTTCTTGCCATAAGTCGATCATATCCAACAGGCTACGCGTTTGGCTTTTTTCACCTAACCACGGTTTGTCGTCGGTTTCTTTTAAAACGTACTTCTCATAAGCAAGTGCTTCACCTTTAGTAGCGAAGCGTTTTCTTATGCGTTTACCGTTGCGACCATTTGGACGGACATCGCATATCCATGGTTTCTTATTGCCGTCTTCTGTTTTACGAACACTCATTACTTCTTCGGCAGCCTGCCACCATTAGCTATGCAGCTTTCGATGCTTTGATAGGTGGTGTAATTTTTAGTTCTGTTATACCAAGAGCTGCTAGGTGAATGACAAACGCCAGTGTTACTCATCTTTACTAGTAGCTTGGTTGGCTTGGCTTTGGGAGTGTTTTCGGCTTTTTTAGGTTGCTCGCATTGCTGGGCATAAAGTTCGCCAGTTTTCTTTATTATTTGCCACTGCTCTTGAATTGCAGACTTGTCACCGCCGTTTCTTACATGGTTGTAGATCTCTTGAACAAGTAATCTAGTACGGTTAACAAAGTCATTGTGAATTTGTGTGGATAGGCTGCGGTTTACCGACATTGCCTCTGTAGGAGAGATTCTGTATTTATTTTCAATTTGAGAGATGGACGAATTGAATACTGTAGTTCGCCACTGTGCAATCTCTCGATAATCAGTGTTGCCTACAAATGAAACAGCCTTGATCAGTAAAGGCGATGCTTCATCGATCATGAGTTTAGAGTATTCGCAATCGGAGAGGCGTGTATCCAAACCTTTAACTATTGATGAGTTTGCGGCTAAAGAATTCCTTTCTTTTGATATGCTCAACAAAGTGTCATAGCCATCGGCTACTACATGAAGGAATACATTTTTGAGGGTGATGTACTTATCAGTAGTCGTTGACTTTATAGCCATATTGTATTTGATGGCGATACTTTTAGTGCTTTCATTATGACTTTCTAGTTTGCCAGACCAGATAGTTGAGTGATTGTCAGAAATAACATAGTGCTCACCTCCCCAGTTCGCAGAAACGCTTAAGTCTGGGTTATTGCTACGTTTATTGGTAACGACTTCACTTTCTAATAGCGAGCTTAATGACGCAGAGTTGAAAGTAAATTGAACGCAATCTTGTTCATTACCAGAACATAAGTAGATGGTTGAAGCTGGCATGTTGTTTAAGGTGAATCCATTGGATACGTGAGTAATTTTTACGTCATTTGCGTATGCAAAACTGGATATCAGTGTTGCTAACAAGACCCCCAACTTTGTCATTGATTTTCTCCTAGCCAATTAATCTTCTTCTATTTTTTCTTCATTTCCATAGCTACTCGACCATGTACCTTTATATCTTCTTCGGAGACTTCAATTGTTGAAGAACCAAAAGCGATAGCTAGCTTTTTGCCTGGTAGTCTTTGCAAGTAGTTAATTGACAGGCGGCCATCAATATCAATGAGGTAATCACCAGTAACAGGGTCGGTAGACTCTTTGTTGATGTAATAAATGCCAGAATCATCCTCTACTACTTGAGTGGAAGACGGTTTGAGTCCAAATTTGTCAAGTGTGACTAAATCTAACGCAGTTATTCCAGCTTCAACCAATGCTCCATCTACAAGATTAAATATTTGCAGTTCCTGAGATGTGAGAGTGTTAGATGTTCCTTCATCAAACGGTTCCCCTTGCCCTAGAGCCATGTATCTCACAGAAGCACCAGTTGCTAGGTGTGTCCTAATTATTAACTCCCAACCTGTTCGATTGTGCGTGTGCCATGTCGAAAACGTAGATTTCGGAATGCCATAGTAGTCAGCTAGCAATTCATACGTTTTGCACTTAGTGACATCCTTTAGCTTTTCAGTGAATTCTCGCCCGTTTATGTAGTCAAATGGCGGAACTTTGGCAGGTATTCTAGTCATTGGGTAAACTTCCAATTCATCCGTAAGCATGATTAAAACTAGCTAAAGATCTATAAATCGCCTTTTAGCTAACTTTTAGGGTTGCCATACGACTAATTTTGATCTAATAATTAGTCAAACAGCGAAGATGGCTAATCAATCTCACTCAATCGCCATCAAATATACACAAACAAGTAGGATACCACTTATGGCAACTATTCAAATAGCGGTAGACGCACCTTTTTGCACTAAAAAAGAGTTTATCCGTCGCACGGGCTGGTCTTCATCTTCTTTAGACCGCGCCATCACCGCCGGCGAAATCCCAGTCCTAGAGAAAAAAGGCAGAAGCGGCAGCGTTCTTATCAACCTGGTAAAGCTTTACCAACGTGCAGCGGAGCAACAAGTATGAGCTCTGCTATCCCACCTAAAACCAAACTCACTCTGCAAGATGCTAAGAGTGAGTCTTGGGAAGAAAACTACCCAAACAAATGTCCTCTTTGGCTGAATATCATCGGCTGGGCTTTCGTTTTCGTACCGTTCTTCTTCAATTGAGTATTAGTTATGGCTACAAATAACTCAATGTCCGTTTTTTGCGAGTCCAGACAAAAGTCATTTGACGAGGCTTGTTGCTCATTTGCGAATTCAGAGAACATGGCACACATCGCCCGTGAAATGGGAATGAGCGAAGACTTGCTTCGCGCCAAGTTGAACCCAGGTCAGCGTCATGTAATCAAGCCAGTGGAAGTTGTTGCGGTTTCAAAAATCAGCGGCAACTACACGCTCGTTAATAGCCTTTTGCTTGGGCTCGATATGGTGGCAGCACCAGTTGAAAACGCAGAAGAAGCCGAAAACATTGTTGAGCGACTTCTAAAACACAGTGCCAATGCTGGCGAACTGTCTACTTGGGCATTGCAACACGGCAATGGCCCACGCCTATCACGCACTCATAAACAATCACTTATCCAAAAGGCACAAGCTGGCATCGGCAACCTTGTGCTTCTTATCAACGATATTGAAAACCGCACTTCTGGCGCTTCCCCAATTTTAAGTATGGGCGTGGACTTCATTGCCAATGGTGCACCGATTCCAGGCTTAGCCTAAGGAGTAATGATGAGCCAGTTAGCTAGACAACATGAAACACATTCCCCTGTCGTAGAAAGCAAAACACCAAGCGCACTAGAAAGCATTGCTGCTTGTAAGTCTCTTTTTGATAAAGGCGTAAAGCGTCAGAAGCTGCGCAAGATGTATGACGAAATGAGTGATCGCAACCGTGGTTTGATTCTTATTGCGGGTGGTATGCCCGCAAAAGATTACAGCCGCGAGTTTGATTCGTTTGATGATCTAGAGCTGCAAAAACTCCGTTCTGGGATGCAGTTTTTGAAAGAGATGGTGTTGAAGTTTGACCGCAAAGTGGGCGATGTCCGCCGTCTGAAACATTCCGATATTTGCAAAGTTAATTAATAACCTAGCCAGCCTTTGCCCCTGCTGTATTCCACAAGGAATGGGGGGCTTTTTTTTCGTCTTAGCGTAGGAGCATAGAAGATGAGTGAACTAGAACAAGCAATCAAGTTAAACCAAGAATCTAAACAGTTCAGAGATGAAGCGCGAGAAGCGTTGAGCGAATCTCGTGAGCTGATGGATAAAACAATCCGTTTTAACGATCAAGCCAATATCAACCAACGCCGTATAGCATTGGCAGTTAGCTCTCTATTGCCTAAATCTCTTAGAAACGACTTCAACTTAAATGAAGCCGATATTGAAAATACTGCAACGGTTTCACGAGACAATGTAGAAGTAATCAAAAAGCGTGAAATGCTCGATATTCTTCACGCTATCAATGTACTAGCCGTCACCAATAGTGACGTTATCCATATTTTTGTTAACTACGCAGCGAATATTAATTGCTTAGCTGTTTTTGCTTATGCTCCGGAACACGACTACGCAAATGGAGACAACAGCGAACGTCTTTTTGAAAAGAACGTTTGGTTAAGCCATGACTTCGCATTGAAGCGATTACTTTCAATCGAAAGCCAACTAACAGAACTAATCATTGAAGCCCGTGAAGAAGCCGAAGCAAAAGCAGAGGTGGAAGCATGACCAATATCTACGCACAACTATTCAACCAGTCATTTGAACAGATTGCAGCACGCTTTGAAAAAAGCAGTACAGCGCAGCAAGAAGAAATCGTAATTCAACTTGATGCTATCGCTAAAAAGCTGACTCCTGTTCAAACCCACCGACCACTAGAAGATGTTTTAGCCGACATCAAAGAAGCAATGAAGGGTGATCGTGCAAGCGTGTTCTTCGCTCATACCTATGTGAGCTGGTACCGCTCTTATCAAAACGAGAATGCGAAACCACAGCTACACCATTGGTCGCAACTAGATATGAAAAACCGCAGCTTGTTTATTGAAATGCTTGCTCTGCGTGATCTTGGCCGTTGGGACGATGAAGCTCTTTTTCAGTTTGAACAGTACTGCTTGTCAGTCATTGGTAAATAAGGGGATAGGTTATGTGTTCAATAGTTGTTTCAGAAAAAATCAAACAGTTGCTCGACAACGTTATTGATAGCGGCGAAGTGAGAAACGAAGCATCTAAAGCTGCAAGGGAAGCATCGAGAAAGTACCAAGAAGCACAAGATCAGGTGTCTGATTTCTTGCATGAGGAAGCAGGGAAATGTGATGAGGTGGCAAATCACTTTTTCATTGAAGAAGGAGTTTTATACCGCGGTAAGTTGTTCCAGTTCGATGATGAAGGCGCGCTCAACGTAGTTGATGGGCCAAGTCTTGTGGAGGTTGCTAAATGCAATACGCAGCAATAGCCCTTTGTCCAGATGGTGGGATTGTCCGCCATCAAGATACTCAAGAAGTTGCCAACGTTTTCGTTGGTGATTTCGATTCAATGGAAGATGCCGTAAGCCAAGCCTGTTTAGACCTTTCTTGCACTCATTTACACAAAGGGGTGATAAGCAAAGGTACAGGCAAAGGCGGTTTTATGTTGGTGACAACACAAGAGTTGGGGGAAGTATGAGCGAACCAAAACAAGTACTTTGCCAAGACTGCTTGAAACTTAAACTTTTCACAGCGGCTCGTCATAACTCAGAAGAACAGTGTGAATGCGGTGGTGATTTCTGTGGTTGTAGTGGGTGCCAGCACACTATCAAAGGTCTGTTGGCAGGTGAAACCAATGCAAAAGTTCTAGGAACCTTGAAAGACATTCACGGTTGGACTTCTGAAGGCATTAAGTCTTAATGGCCGAGAAAATCACATTTACCACTGAACAAAAACGTGCAGCCTCCATCGCTTGTCGGCAATGGGGGCATTTGCACGTTTATCCACAATTGCCTAAAGCTGTAGAAGTTTTAGCAGAACGCCCAGTGTTTGATCGTGAACCGGAAGGCATTAGTGTCACAGAGCGCAAACTATTTGAAGCAAACCCAGAAGACTTCGAATGGGCGCGAGAAAGAATTAAAGACCTACCGGATTACTTAACCAAGTACTTCGTGACTCGTTACATTTCCGTTTTCGAAAAGAAAAGCAGAAGAGAAGCGAACATCTTTTTGCGTGAGCGCATGGGGCCAGCTGCAGATCGTGCGCTTATGGTTTTGCGCAAATACAAAAAACTACCGACAACCCAAAAGGTTTCTTTGCTTAGTGAAGAGTTTAGCGACACTGAGCAAAGCGACTTTGCCAACAATAAACAAGCGTACTTTGATTTTGACAAGGTAGAGCGCAATCGCAAGCCAGTAAAAAGTCGATTACTCGCAGAGCTTGAGCCATCAGAAATCAAAGAGATGGCTTTTAAAATCTCTGTCATCGTTGATCGCTTTACTCGATTGGAAAGCGACAAGTATCACGCAAAAACAGAGCTTGGTACCACTATGGCGGTGGTGTTCACCTATGAGCAAGTTGCAAAGTTCGTGACCAACACTTTTGGTGTTAAGCCCCCTCGCAAGTACAAAGACCAATCAGAACTATCTGCACTGCAAGACATTTCAAAGCTGATTAGCGAGAAGTGGTGGTGCGGCCGTCTTAATAAAATCCGCAAAATCATGCGTGAGCATCTAGCCATTGCAATGGGCCAAGTCTCCTCTAAGGCTTCGCCGTATGCGTCTTGGGATTGTGTTCGTGAACACCAAGCACAACAAACCGCCAACTATGAATACATCAAGCAATGTCAGTTATTAGATGAAGAAACAGGCGAAGAAGCTGATCTATGGGATATGGTCAAAAAGAGTGTGGCTAACCCTGCGATTCGTCGCCATGAATTAATGGTGCGCTGCCGAGGTTGTGAAGACATTGGCAATGAGCTTGGTTTACAAGGTTTGTTCTTAACGCTGACCACGCCAGCTAAATATCACAACTCATACAAGAAAGGCGGTTTCATTGGTCACTGGAACGGCGCAAGCCCACGTGATGCGCAAACGTACTTAAACAATGTATGGCAACGAATCCGCGCCAAGTTAGGTCGTAAAGAAATCCGTTGGTTTGGGGTTCGCGTTGCAGAGCCGCATCATGATGGCACACCACACTGGCATTTGCTTATCTGGGTTAAGCCAGAGGACAAAGAGTTAGTTACAGAAATATTTGTCGATTACGCAACGAAAGAAGACAAGCACGAGCTATTTGATAAACAAGGCAAGTTTGATCACTCGGCTCGTTGTGATGTAGGTGAAATTGACCCAGAGAAAGGAACAGCAACAGGCTACATCGCTAAATACATTTCCAAGAACATCGACGGTTTCGCTATGGACGATGAAGTGTCCGACGAAACTGGCAAGTCAGTTAAAGACATGGCGAAGAATGTGAGTGCTTGGAAAAGCCGTTGGAACATTCGCCAATTTCAGTTCTTTGGTGGTGCACCGGTTACGACTTACCGTGAATTACGCCGCTTTGCTAACCAGAACAAAAAAGCGTTTATGGAATACCTCTTCATGCAAGAGCGTGTCGACCTACTCACTATTTACTCGATGCTGCAGCGTGATTTGGTTGGGCCTATCAAGCCGAGCAAGCTGATCACCAATGAAGAGTTGATGAAGGTGATCGGTGATAGCTACCAAGCACGCACCAAGTCAGAAGATGCAAGCATCACAGACACTTTAAAAGCTGCCGACCATGGTAACTGGCAAGGTTACATCATGGGGCAAGGTGGCCCATTCGTTAAGCGTGAAGATTTGCTGATCGTGAACTCTTATGAGGTTTTGCCGTTTGCTTCACCACATGGGGAAGACGTTCGCAAAATCGAAGGTTTCACGACACCAGAAGAAACCATCAAAACTCGCACCAAAGTTTGGACGATTCAAAAGAAATCAAAGGTTAACGATGAAGCTAAAGCGTGCGCTCTTGGGAGCGAAGCGACCGCTTTTGGAGCCTCTGGCTCCTCTCGGAGTTCTGTCAATAACTGTACGGAGCCCGAGAAAGTACAGGTCTGCGATCAGCTAACCCGTTTACTCAATCCTAAACAGATTAAGGCGAAAGATTCGCCAACCATGGATGATGCGGCACTGGCCGCGTTACTAAGAGGTAGTTCAGTTCGCGTCGATGATGCGACCTGTATTCAAATCCGCCCCGCGGAGGTAGATGAACACGGCAACAAACGTCCTGCCCAGTTGGTAGAAGTGAACCGTCAACGTTCGGACGACACCAATTGGATGGATTTTGAGGGTTGGGACCAACTGTTTACCCAACCTGAACAAGTAAAAGATGAATACCAACAACCAGGCCTTTCGTTCTTCCCTGAGTTGGAAGGTGATTGGCCGTTAGCGTAGGAGAGCTAAAATTATGGCATTAACATCACTTGAAGAATTAAATAGATCGCACGAGATTGAAGTGGTATCACGTGTATCAAAATACCTTTCCAATATCGGGTACAAAAATTTCAATCCGAATAATATTTGGATGTTGGAAGAACCAATCTTTGAAAAGTTGCGCGGAAATTCAAAGCGCACCTATCAAGAACTAACGGATTTGTGAGGAGAAGTGATGAACATGAATAAGAAAATTCAAGAATACATGCTAATAGCGTTCTTCATCGGCTTCGCCTTTGAATTTGGCGGTCAGCTAGCATGGATGATCATGGATGTTGTGAAAGTTACTTTGCGAGTGCCGCTAGGCTAATAAAAAGGTCAACCGTCAGTGGTTGGCCTTTTTGTTTGCTCGAGTTCTTCAATGACTGCTTTGATTACTTCAAACAATGGCAGTCTAAGGCTAGCGGGTAAATGTTTCAGCGATGCGGAAATATCATTGGTATCAATGTAGCGCCTGCCTGTCTCACCCCAAGCAACATCGAGCCAGGTAATATCGAACACTTCAATGACCCGTCTTACTTGGCTGATGGTGGCCTCACTTTTACCTTGTTCAATCCGTTGGTAGGTTCGTAGGGGGATGTTTGCTAAGTCGGCAATTTGCTTTTGCGTCATTCGATTGCGCAGTCGTTCTTGGGTTAAGTACAAAACTATTGGCTCTATCGGCTTGTTTTTTCTCGGCATTATTAATCTCCACACGCCAAAAATGGCGTCAAAGCGCAAAGGAAATGCCAACCGTGGCTAGGACTTATGAAACACCTGCCTACATCAATTTAATTATTATTAAATCTATATAGTATGCCGCCGTTGCTAAAGGTGTGGCACACCGATTAAGTATAGGCAACAAAAATCAATAATAAATTTGTTAGATAAAAACTACTGTATTAATATACAGTAAATCGTCAGTTAGGAGGCTAAATGTCTGAACTACATCAAAAAGCAGAGGAGTTTGTTTTGTGTGCACTTGCAGACGATACATGTGGCAACTGCGATCAGAACAACGAAGTCGGACTGTTTTTGTTGTCGCTGATTCTCGGACATAAAAAAGGGCAGCTGATCGCTGCCCCAGTGGAAGAGTTAAGTGCTAAAACAAGGCAAGTTGTTGCTTCAAGTGGTCGCGCTTGTCAGGAGATAAAACCTTGATTAGGCAATCTGCCAAATCGTTAGTCGTTTTTGATGATGGGCTCAGCGTGTGGCTAAAGTATAACGACATAACAAATTGATGTTCACATGCTGGGTTTTTACATTCGCAATAAAGGTCTGCACAATCGTTGGATAGGCGGTTAGTTTTCTTGATTACCGCCCGTTCTCCACAACCACAAAAAACACGGCTACCAAACATAGAAGGTTTGCTAGCCGCGCCAATTCCCATATGAAGTTTTGACGGTTTTAAAGAGTGTCTATATCCGATAGCACTAACAAAGGTGTGCCCACACTCTGGGTTAGAACAGGAACAAGATAAATCTGCGCAATTGGCATCGTTAGCGATGCTTCTACTTACAATCGCGCGTTCACCACATTTGCAATAAACTCGCATACATTGACCTAACTTAACTGACTGACAGCGTAATATTACGTCAATGGCTGTGTTTTTGTACAGTCTTATGCCGTTGTTACCGTATCGGTATCAAACTTCAAATGGAGCCGTTTGGGGATCTCTGGGTCGCTGTTCACTTCATCCATAATCAGTTCACAGACTGGAATAATTTCATCTTTGGCGTATTCGCTGCCAATCTTGATCGGGTCGCCTAAACTGGTGGTGCCTTGCGGGATAATCCCTGCTTTGCCTACTGGGAAGCGATGGCCCACAAGAATGTCTTGTGCGGTGATGTTCTTGATTCGCTCAAACTCATCTTTGGTGGCAATGTCACCCACAGGAATTAATTGAATCCCTTTCTCTTTACCGTTCGGGATGTTAACAAACATGCTGCGGAAGTTACCCACGCCTTTTGAACTGGCAATGGTTTTCTTCATCATCTCTTCGTCTTCTTCGCTCAAGCTAGGGTCAGTCGCGTAAAAGATAAAGCCCATGTGCGCACCGTTCTTGTAATAGCGGCGGCGAAATAGCGTGGCATCTTTGTTTAGTAAGCTGCTTTGAATACTGCCCAAGTAATCGGCCAAACCATAAATTTGCTGTTGCGGGTCGTACTGAGGCAAGAAGATCACATCTTCTTTGCGGTATTCTCGCTGTTGGTTGTCTCGCTCAAGAATAACGAAGTTGCCGTTTTTGCGTTTGCGTAAGTACATGCCCGGTAACGGATGTAAGCGCACCACACGTTTGAAGCCATCACGGATTTTTAAGAAAGCTGCATCACCAAAGGTGAAGTAATCGCGGCAAAAGGCTTGAATGTGTCTGCGGCGAGTTGAACCACCTTGTTGAAATCGTCCTGCGACATAGTTGGCCCGAGCAATCAACAAAGAGCCGTGATAAGCATTGGCTCTGGCAATGTCGGCCAATCCAGTGCGTGAAATTGGCGGTTCCCAATAGTTGTCGGTGTCGTTGTAAAACAAATCTGAGTATGAAGTCATCCAACTGTTTGAGTCGATGGCCTCCGGTGCTGAGTCGATGTGGTAGACCGACTCTGGTGATTGTTCTTCTTGTTTGACTAAAGTTTCTGTTTGCTCGGTCATGCTGCGGTTGCCCAAGTTGATTTAGTTGGTGTTGAGTGGTCTAACGGCTCATTAATAATGGCGTGTGAGATAGCCCAGAATGCATCGGCGTGGCCTGTGGTTTGGCTGCGTTCTGCTTTGAATGTCATGGCGTTACCGCTGGCCGTTGGTACTCGCTTAATCGCCATAAACGCCATTGCGATGTCTTTGTGTTCGGTATCAAATTGAAGTCGTTTGGCTTCTACGATGTCGATCATCTTCATCACTAGGCGGTTTTTGTTTTCGTTGCTGTAGTGGATTGCGTGAGCTTCACGCGGGTACTTCTTCGAAATCAAATCCCAAACACCACCGCCAATGCCAGTGGTATCTACTCCGATATAAGTTACCTTGTAGCGCTTAAATACTTTTTCGATTTCTGAAACGTGATATTGGAAGTTGAGCCCTTTCCAATAGTGCTTTTCAAGTACTCGGAACCGTTCACCCGCTACGACAGGCGGAGCCACGACCACCAAACATGCGTTGTCTCGGGTTCGGCTTGGGTCGTAACCCAACCAAACTTCTCGATGGGCAAAAGGTCGTTTGTTATTTGGCTTGAAGTCTTGCCAGTGGGCGGCATCCACCATGCCTTTTTCAAGGTCTGAAAACTTGAATACAGACAGAGCCCCATCAACAAACACGCACATGAACAGGTTTTCGAAATCGTCTTGGCTATATTCTTCGCGCAGTTCATCAATATCGAATAGGTCACAACCGCCGTTGGCGGCATCTTCAATGGTGACAACATAACGCCACTGTTTATCGTCGCAGAGTCGGCCACCGTCGCGATATTCTTCAAAGGTCGGGAATTCAATCTTTGCGCGAGACTCTTTGCCTTTGCGCCATTGGTCGCCTGTCCAAAATGGGTAAGCCTGGTGCATCTTCGATGATGGCGTAGAAAAGTAAGTTTTGCGCCATTTCTTATGCGTAGCCATTGCCGAAGCAAGTTTGTTCAGCTCGTCAAACTTAGGTATCCAGAAATATTCATCGACATAAACATGACCATGGTAACTCTGGGCTGTTTTGCTGTTGGTTGATAAAAAGCGAAGTTCGGCACCGTTTGAAAGAATTATCGGGTTGCCGGTTAACTCGATGTCTAAGAACTCTTTGCCAATGGCAATAATGTAGCTGCGGAAAACCTCGGCTTGAGCGCGAGAAGCTGAAAGGAATATTTGGTTATCGCCCGTTAGAATTGCGTCTTCTAACGCTTCACCACTGAAATAGTAAGTCGCCCCAATTTGGCGTGATTTTAGGATGTTACGAATACGCTGCTTAATGTTGTTACGCATGACATGCTGATATTCGAACAGCGATTCATGCCAATCGACAAAGTCACCTTCAGAAAGGTGCTCGATGTTGTTTTTGCCTTTACCTTTTTTCTTACTGTTGCCACTACCACCACGGCTTTGATTAGACGGCTCGGAACCATTCGACTTCGAGCTGCCTTGTGAAAGCATACGTTCAGCTTTGGCTTTTGCATCTGCATGAGCTTTTAGCAACTTAACGTGATGGTCTATAAGCTTATCCATCTCTTTAAGTTGCTGATCGCTTTTCTCGTCTTTATCAATTAACACGGCCAATCGGCGGTTAATCATTTCCTCAACAGAAAGTTCATTCAACACCAAAGCCCAGCCGAATTTCTCCGCCCAGGTATAAATGATGCGGTCGCTATTTAGGTTAAGTTGCGCCGCTATTTCCTTTGGAGGTACCCCGCGTAAATAAAGCTTTTTCGCGGCCTCTTTTATTTCATCTGAATATGCCATAGCTGCATCATACGCCCCGAAAACTCGCAAATGACTAAGTAAAATTCGGATGAATTCGGATTTAGCCAAAATCCGAATTTCTAGGAATTGAAGTGGCTGAAAGCAGTCAGTCAAAGGCGTATTGTTTGCCGTGACAAAGATTAATTTGACGTAATTAACCAGGCAAACGACAAACATGAGCAAAACCAGTGATTGGAATATTGTTGCAACTGAAGGCGCTACCGTAGACGGTCGTCAGATTAGCGCAGCACAAATTAAAGAGATGGGTGAGTCGTATTCACCTGCACTTTATGCCGCATTAATTTGGCCTGAACACTCTCGCTCTCATTGGAACGTATTCGAAGGTAATAACTGGGGTGAAGTGCCGGAAGTTAAAGCCGAAAAACGTGCAGGTAAGTTGCGATTACTTGCCAAGATTACGCCCAATGATCTCTTACTCTCCGCTAACAAAAAAGGTCAGAAGCTCTATACATCTATCGAGATGCACCCAGATTTCCAAGGAACGGGGCGAGCTTACCTGATTGGCTTAGCTGTGACTGACTCTCCAGCCTCAACGGGCACGACTCGCCTCAAGTTCTCTCGCCAAGCGGGTGAAACTCAAGAGATTGAAACCGATTCATTGGAGCAAATAGACCTTAGCGAGTTTTACTCTGTCAATCCGTTAGCGCAAGCATTTGCGACTATCGCAAGCTATTTCCAATCTGGTGGGGAACTGCCAGAAACACCAACTGAACAGCCAGAACCAGAGGAAACGGAAGTGACCGAAGAACAATTAAAAGCAGCACTAAAAGAGCAATTTGGTGTGCTTAAAGAAGATTTAAAAACTGAGCTGAAAAATGAACTCAAACAAGAGTTTGGTCAGCAAATCCCAGAAACACCAGAGCCGGAACAAAAACCGGAAGGTGCAACAGTCGAGCAGTTCTCTGCTGCGGTAAATTCGGCTATTGCGCCTCTGATGGAAAAAGTTTCTGGCATTGAAACTAAGTTCAACGCCCTTTCGAAAGAAGTACCTGGTCAAGAGCCTCAAGGCGAAGGTGCGGCGGAAGACACAAGCCACTTTTTGTAAGGAGCAATAGTAAATGCAATTAACTCAAACCGCTCGTGCATTACTGGAAGAATACTGCGCAAAACAGTGTGAAGTATTTTCTCGCCCTGATGTGAGTAAACAATTCGCTATTTCGGGTCCAGTTGAAACGGCGCTAAAAAACAAGCTGATGGAATCAGTTGATTTCCTCAAGCTGATCACGGTTGAAGATGTAGACCAAATTTCAGGTCAAGTTGTTGATGTTGGTACCAACAAGCTACATACAGGCCGTAAAAAAGGCGGTCGTCATACCACATCAAGTGGTGTTGATGGCAATACCTACACCCTAGTCGAAACCGACTCTTGTGCTGTTGTTACGTGGGATTTGTTGAGCGTTTGGGCGAACTCCGGTAAGCCAGGCGAATTCATGAAGCGCCTAAACGAAAACGCCACGCTGAATTTCGCGCAAGACATTATTCGTGTTGGCTTCAACGGTACTTCGGTAGCTGAAACAACTGATCCGGTGAATAACCCAAATGGTGAAGATGTTAACAAAGGCTGGCAGCAGCTAGTTAAAGAGAAGTCACCAGACCAAATCATTGATGTAGATGTTTATCTAGATCCTGACGGTGGTGGTGATTACACCAACTTAGATGCAATGGCATCTGACCTAATTAACACCAAGATTCATCCTGCGTTACGAAGCGACCCGAATCTAGTTGTGTTGGTTGGTGCTGATCTTCTTTCATTCGAACAGGCGCGTTTATATGACGCAGCAACTACGCCAACAGAGAAGAAAGCAGCGCAACAATTGCCAAACTCTATTGCTGGTCGTCGTGCAATGTCGCCACCGTTCTTCCCTGGTATGCGAATGACAGTCACCACGCTGAAAAACTTGCATGTCTACACGCAGAAAAACACGCGTCACCGCAAGTCTGAGCACGTAGAAGACCGCAAACAGCATGAAAACTCATACCTACGTAATGAAGGTTATGCAGTGGGTGATCATGAAGGTTACGCAAGCTTCAATGAAGCGAAAGTGCGCTTCGGTGCGAAATCTGCAGCATAAGGGTAAATGACTATGCGCTTATCTCCTGGCATGAGAGACAACCTTGCGAAGAAAGCGGCAAGAGAGCAGAAAGCTTTTAATGTTAGCCCCGCGGCTGACACCGATAGTTTGCACATCAAGCTGATTGACTTCGAAGAAGACCGCAAGCATTTGCGCTCTTTCAATGCGATTGCTGATCGTGTCGAGCATAAGCGCAATGTCTTAGTCCCGAAATACAAGCCGTATGTTCAAAGCTACTTAGAAAGCGGTGAACAGTTCGAAAACCCAATCTTTACCAACTTGGTGATCTGGCTATTCGACATTAAAGAGCTGGATACCGCCATTGATTGGTGCATGAAGGCAATCGAACGAGACTTGCCAACACCAGAGAACTTCCGCCGAGATTGGCCGACATTCTGTGCTGATCAGGTCTTGGAGTGGGCCGAAAGCGAATCGGAACGTGGTAATTCAATTGAACCTTACTTCTCCCAAGTATTTGAGAAGGTCGAGAAAGATTGGCGCTTACACGAGAAGGTTCACGCCAAGTGGTACAAGTTCGCGGGTTTATACCTGATTCGAAACGAAGAAGGCCAACCGCAAGCGACAGCGATCGGCAATTTGGAAACGTTGGAAAAGGCATTAGCCCTACTTCAACACGCTCACAATAAGCACTGCAAAGTGGGTGTGGGCACCCAAATCAAGAAAATTGAACAACGTATTCGTGCCATCAAAGACGGCAAGAATCTTTAAAGACTCCTACGCCACCGCGCCTCGGCTGGTGAGGTAAGAGAAGCCAATAGGCTAACTCGATACCGTCGACCCAGTGGCTAGAGGCGCACTTATTCAAAGAAGGAATCGTGATGAGCTTTGGTGGAAAGGTTAACAGCGCAGTAAATACCACCATACCAGGTGAAGGCTGGCCGGATTTATCAACCGATGAGTTCCGCCAATTGCGCCGTATTCCTCACACCTTTGACAACGATTCTATGGCTGCAGCTGTGAGCATTGCGGCTCTGAATATCCAACAACGACTTGCAAGCCTATTGGTTGACGATATTCCGCCACAGCTAAACGCAGCCAAAACAGCGGCATATAAACGCGCGGTTTATGGTTTGGCCCATGCTGATCTATTGCCAGAGTTCGCCACGCAAGACCGCCGCAAAGAGGGCGAAAGCGTAGCGACAGATGAACCAGAACAAGAGGCACGCTTTATCACCCAAAGCAATCAAGATGTGCGCTTGTTGCTTGGCCGAAGTGCCAATGGGATTGATTCGATATGAGCGATACAGCCTACAACAAGACCAAGCTTGAGCATTTAACGGAATACATCGTTAGTCACCTCAATAGCAATGTACTTGATAAGAAAATTGATGCTTGGCAAGAGAACGGCTCGATTGTCCCAAGTGGTGAAGACCGAGGCAACGATGGTTACATCGCGTGTTACTGGAAATACAACGCGGTGATCTCGGTAGAGGAATTTCCTCACCGATTGTTAGACCCGCGCTGTTTGCTTGCTCTTGTGGCCTGTTGGTTAAGCGACCATGAAGAAGACCGCAACGAACAAGAGCTCGAAGACCCAACACTTTCGGTTGATGTGATTAGCAGTGAGCTGGCTGATGTGAGCATAGAGCTTGAGCTGATGGAACCTATCGAGTTGGTACCAGATGCAGAGGCAGGAATGATTACCTGGCGCGGAATCAAATATCGAGTTCAAGCCGTAGAGATTTACACCGCAGAAGAAGCGGAGTTGGTGAATGAAACCAACAATTAATGCGAATCAAAGGGATGTGCTCAACATGCAAGAAAAGCTTGCAATGTTAGCACTGCCACCAAAGAAGCGAGTTTGGATACTGAAAACCCTTGGCCGTTGGGAAAAAGCCAATACACGCAAACGCATTCAGCAACAAAAAGATATTCACGGCCAAGCGTTAGAACCAAGAAAAGGTAAGAAGCGCGGCAAGTTGATGCGGCGCATGGCGAAAGGGTTAACCCCTTATGTACGAAACGCCAACATGCTCGACCTGACTTGGAGCAACAAGCTCACCGCAAAAATTGCAGCTCGGCATCATCTTGGTCAAAAGCAAAAGATGACCAAGCGCCAAATGCAAAAGCGTTGGGGAACACCCGACTATTCCGCGCCTTGCAGTAAAGGGCAAGCGCGAAAGCTAAGGGAACTGGGTTACACGGTACCGAGAAAAAGCGGCAAAGGACGGAAAAAGCCAAGCCTTCGTCTGTTAATGGAAACCGTTACCCATGGCCAAGCCGGGCAGATTATCCGAGAGCTGAGCAATCAGCCAAGTGTCACCGCTTGGGATATCCCATTGGCAGAACGCCAGATATTAGGCAGTAAAGAACGCGAAGTAACCCGCCAACTCATAAAAATCTTTGAGCAGGCCAAGACGCGAAAATAAGCGAGGAAACAACCAATGGCAACCGGAAAGGTAGAGGTAAACAACCTCAATTTAGGGCAAGGCGGGATTCCAGAAATTGAACGCCACCTGATCTACATCGGGCGCACCGATAAAGCCGAACTGCAAGGCAAAGTCACGCGCGTTAACAACATGACCAATCTTGATGATGTGGTGGCCGATGATGCGCTAGGCGCAAACGTCAAAGCCGCGCAGCTCAATGGCAAACAAAACTGGACGGGTGCCATCTTTGGTTTGGCGGCTGATGCTACTTGGCAAGAAGCGGTAGACATTGCCAACCGTACCGACTCTTTTGAAGGTGTTTGTATTGTCGATGTTGTGACAGACAAAGCCGACTTCACCGCGATGCAAGACAAGGCGACAGAACTCACGAGCAAACTTGGTCGTTGGGTATTCTTCCTTGCTGCTTGTCCTGGTATTACGGCAGAAGGTGAAGGTGCACAAACGTGGTCAGACTATGAAACGGCCATGTTAACCCTAGTCAAAGACGTTGCCGCAAATTTGGTTACACCAGTGCCGCTACTCAATGGTAACAACGTGGGTGTGCTTGGTGGTCGCTTATGTGATCGCGCTGTCACTGTAGCCGATAGCCCTATGCGCGTTGCAACAGGCAGTTTGCTTGGTCTTGGTGAAATGCCTGTCGATAGAGCGGGTAAACCACTAGAAATGAGCACCATCGCAGCGTTAGCCGAGGCGCGTTATTCATTGCCGCAATGGTATGCGGATATGGAAGGCATTTACTGGACAGATGGCTCTACGCTCGAAGCGAAAGGCGGCGACTATCAATTCCTTGAATACGTTCGCCCAGTTCACAAGCTAAACCGCCGCGTTCGTATTAAAGCGATTCGTCGTATTGCTGACCGAATCCTTAACTCAACACCACCAAGTATTGAGCTCAACCGCACTTATTTCAGTAAAGACATGCGCGATATGTCGAAGACCACTGAAATCGGCGGCATCCAGTTCCCAGGTGAAATCATGCCACCACGTGATGAAGATGTGTCGATTCAGTGGATGACAAAAACCAAAGTAAACATTGGCTTAATGGTTCGCCCTCATAACTGCCCGAAACACATTGTTGTCAATATTGGGCTTGATCTCTCTAACCCTGCAGATGCGGAGGCGTAATCCATGAGCATGCGTATTTCTGGCAAGAACATGCATTTTTCAATGGGTGACTACAAGCTCAAAGCGCAAAAAGTCACTCTATCCATTACCGATAATTCTGCCGTCAATAAAACCTCTGGTGTGCCTGATGGTTATGTCGATGGCGATGTAGAAGCAAGCGGTGAGATGGAGCTTACCACGCAGCAATTCAACCAGTTGAGCAAGGCAGCAAAACAAGCCGGCTCTTGGCGTGGAATGCCTGATTTTGACGCGCTGTTCTACGGCAAGATTGATAAAGACGAGCTCAAAATTGAAGCCTACGGTTGTCGTATCAAAATCTCTGATCTTCTTGATGCCGATTCAAATGGTGGTAGTGCATTGGTTCACAAGCTGCCGTTCGAAGTGACAAGCCCCGACTTTGTGAAAATCAACGGCGTTCCATACTTGCGCCCAGATGAAACCGAAGATTTGGTTCAGTAGTTTTTTGCTCAATAAACAGGGGGCGTAATGTCTGATGTTATCGACCATGCCAGCGGCCTTGAAACCCAATTCACAGAAGTGGCGATTGCCAACCAACTGGCAAGGGCTAAGCAAATGGAACAACGGGAAAGCGCACAGGAATGCGGCGAATGTGGCGACCCAATACCCGAAGAACGCCGCCAAAAAGTACCTGGGTGTAAATACTGCACTCAGTGCCAAAGCAACATAGAGAGAGTTAAGCGATGAAACTAGGAAAGCTCTTTGTAGAGCATGTCATCAAACCTGTTCTTGACCATTTAGATATGGCAACAGGTGGACACGGAAAGATGAACACGCAAGCGGCTATCAACCTCATTTTAATGATTGTGGCGCATGAGTCTGGGAAGTTGACCTATTCAAAGCAAGTTCGTGGGCCAGCACTCGGTTTTACTCAAATGGAGCCAGCTACTTTTCAATGGCTGATTGAGTGGCTAGGGAAAACTCGACCTCACCTACTCGATGCATTGTCCCTGTTTGTGCCTGTTGGCAGTGAGCCTGTATGTGGTAGCGATTCAAACTACATGGTTATTTCACCTCAGTTCGCAGTGGCTGCGGCTCGTTTGAACTTGATTCGCTTTCCTGAGCCTTTACCCCAAGCCGATGACTTGGAAGGGCTTGCAAGGTACGCCAAAAAATATTGGAACACTCACGCAGGTAAAGCCACAGAAGCGGATTACCTAAACGCATACAAATCCATGGTCGGAGAAGATTAATGAGCTTTTTAACAGGAATTATCGGCAAAACCTTACTCGAAGTTGTGAAAGGACTGTTCTTTCAAATCGGTTGGAAAATCATCCTTGAGCGTTTTGCAACTCGCTTGGTGGTTTGGGGCTTGGAAACACTAAAAGGTCTGAGCACAAACGATGTTCTTCAAGAAACCGTTGACGACATTATCGCGGCACTTCAGGGCAAACGCTTGAAGGAAATCCCACAGAAGGAATAGCGATGGACCCGACTTGGCTATCCGCACTGGTTGCCCTTGCCACCTTATTGGTGATGTTGACCGGAGCATTGATCGGCAAGCTGTTCTCTCTCTCAAAAGAGCTTGCCGACTATAAAACCCACGTAGCAGAAAGCTACGCAACCAAAGAAGAAGTGAAGGACGGTTTTGAACGGTTAGAGCGTCAACTAGAAACCGGACTCACCCGAATTTACGAATCATTGAAGCGAGAAGCAGCATGACAAAACCAATTATTTTAACCGTTGGTACAACAGACCTAGAGTTCAACCCAACGCCAGCCGAGTACGATGAAGCGCAAAACACCATCTTGCAAGGTGATGCGAGTAGCGCGGCCCATAACTTCTTGATGAGCTGTGTTAGCGAAGGTTCAAAAGATGCGCTGCGTGAACTTACTCAGCAGAACCCAGGTGCGGCAACGCAGATTTATGGCGCGGTTCTTAAAGAGTACGCACCTAAGCTTTCCATCTCGGTAAAAAAATAGATGGGCTTGTCGCTGCCATTGAGAGCAGCGACAGGCAAAAAATGTATGCGTGGCGGCGAAAGTGGCTACCCAATGAGCCGGATACTGACCAGAACCTAGCTTATGCGATTTGGTTAGAGAAGAACCATTGGGAAAACATGCAAGCCGTCACCGCTAGCGGTGTAGCCAAAGCCTTTAGCGGTTAACCACCAAGCAATTAGAGAATTGTTGATGTTACCAGAAGCACTCAGATTTCAAGTTGGATTGATTGACCAGATTTCAAAACCTCTGGGCAATATTCAACGTCAATTGAATGATGTCACCAACACCTATCGTCAAGGTACTCATACCATGGTGGCAGGTGCGGCAGGCATGGTGGGTGCTGGTTTCGCATTGCAACAAGCCTTGATGCCAGCGATTGAAATGGACAGGGCGTTAGGTGAAGTGAAATCACTTGGCGTTGCCGATGACCAACTAAAAACCCTTGCCCAAACCGCAATGAAGTTTTCGGTTGAATACGGTAAGTCGGCCACTGAATTTGTGGCGGCGTCTTACGACATTAAATCTGCTATGGGCAGCATGACAGGTGATGAACTGGCAGGTGTCACAAGAAGCTCGGCTATTTTGGCCGCTGCGACTAAAGCGGATACCGCCACTATTACCAACTACATGGGCACCATGTACTCGGTGTTCAAAGACCAAGCTGATCAGATTGGTAAAGATAATTGGGCCGAACGAATTGCAGGCATGACCGCCAAATCCGTCGAGATGTTCAAAACGACAGGTCAAGGCATGTCGGATGCGTTCAAAGGTGTCGGCGCATTGGGTAAAACTCACGGCGTAGCCATTCAAGAGCAAATGGCCGTTCTTGGTCTTTTGCAAGGCTCTATGTCTGGCAGTGAAGCAGGTACTCGTTACAAAGCCTTTATGAACGGCGTGGTCAAAGCGCAAGACAAGCTAGGCATGGCGTTTACCGACAGCAACGGAAAGATGCTGCCAATGTTCGACATCATGTCGAAACTGCGCAACCAGTTTGGTGATCTAGATTCGCTTGAAATCGACCAGATAAAACAAGCTTTCGGCTCTGATGAGGCTGTATTGCTTATCACTGACTTGATCGGAAAGACGGGTGATCTTCAATCGAGCGTTAAAGAGCTAAATGATGCCAGCAATCTAAACACGGCCATTAAGATGGCCCACAGCATGACCGACCAATGGGAAAGACTCGAACAAGGTGTATTTGCCGTTCGAACTGCTTTTGGTGCGGCGTTGTTGCCTTCTCTCTTGCCAGTGGTGTCGAGCTTGGCCGATGGCGCGATGGAAATTATCGAGTGGACAGAGATGTTCCCGAACCTGACCAAGTACATTGGCTTTGCTGCTATGGCGATTTTAGGCGCTGCAGCAGCAGGCGGTGCATTTACATTGATGATGGGTGTGGGTAAGCAAGCCATGGCGACTTACATGCTTATGATGAATGGGGTCTCGTTAGCTCTAAAAGCCTATTCAATTGTAACTCAGTTTGCTCGTGCGCAGCTTTTGGCACTCAATATCATGATGAATGCCTATGGCGTTAAAACTAAGTTAGTTGCTGCAGGTCAGTGGCTGCTCAATAGTGCGATTAGTGCGTCTGCCGCTATTTATGGTACAGCCACAACCGCGCTTACTTGGTTAGGCCGAGCATTCATGACAGGAACAATGAGCGCCTTGAAATTTACGGCTGCACTTCTGACTAACCCTATTTTTCTGATTGCAACAGGTGTTGCCGCAGCAGTGGTGGCAGTCGGAGCGCTGATTTACTACTGGGATGATCTCAAAGCCTCGTTTGGTGACACAACGTGGTTCCAAGTTTTAGAAGGCGCAATCACATTAATCACCATGCCATTTAGAGCCATGTTTGAGTTCATCAAAGCAGGCTGGCAATGGGTGATGAGTGGCTTTACCGATACCAGTGGTTTTGCCTTCATAGGAGAAATGGCCGAAGCAATGCGCAACATTTTCGGCAGCGTCTTTAGTTGGTTCACTCAGAAGTTAGCGGGTATTTGGGAAAGCCTGAAAGGGCTCGTTGATTGGCTACCAGGTTTTGGCGGTGATGATGAATCTGTTCAAGTGAAATCTAAATCAGTCCAAAGCGCGACACCTTACGCACAAGTTCAGCCAGGTGGCGCGGCCAAGAGCATTGCCAACTATCAAACCAGTTCAACAAACTACGGTGGTGTGGCGATTTATCCAACTTACATGAGCAGTCCACAGGATATGGCGAGTGAATTAGAAATGGCGGCAGGCTAATGGCGGATTACCTCTATCAAGACATCCTAATCGAAAACGGTGATGTGGTGCTAGATGCAGGCCGTAACCCTGTATTGATTCAAGACCGAGCTGTGATCGCCCAAGACATTAAACACGCCATTATCGAAAGCAATTTAGCGGTTGAGCTCATCGCAGAGCGTAGCCCATCAAAAAAAGCGGATATTCGCACCAAATTAGAGCTGTTGGTTGAAGAAGATGTTCGTTTGGTACCTGGTACCGTGCGATTAGAAGAACCGACGGAAGGCACCATTTATGTTTTCGCCACGACTGCAGACTTTGGCGACGTAACTCTTGATATCACAACTTCGGAGACAACCAATGTCTGATATTCCTAAGCCAGATTACGCCGAGCTGGTCAAGCAATCCGGTATTCCTACCGATGAAGCGAGTTGGAAAAAAGTGCTGAAAGAAGAGATGGAAAAGGAAGAGTGCATTATCTCTAATGATTCGCCTTTCTCCCCGTTCTGGCGCTTGATTGAATCGGCAGTGGTGAAAGTCACCTTGTGGCTCATCAATACGCTATTGGTGGGTTATGTTCTGCCAAACATGTTCGTGGCGACTGCAGTCGACCAATGGTTAGACCTACTCGCTTGGCAATGCAAACTGACTCGCAAAGGGGCAACCAAAGCGAAAGGTCTGATCGCCTTTCAACGTGCCGCCGCAAAAGGGCCAGCGTTAGTCATTCCAAAAGATACTTGGATTCAGACCGAACCGATTAACGGCAATATCTACCGCGTTCGTGTGCTTGCTGATACTACGCTGCCAGAAAACGAAACTATGGTGATGGCAGAGGTCGAAGCCGAAAACGAAGGCGCAGGCTACAACCTAGGCGAAGGTTACTACCACATTTTGCCAACGGCGATACCGGGCATTGGTGCGGTGACCAACCCTGCAGAATGGTTGAACGAGGCGGGTTCAGATAAAGAAAGCAATGATGAACTGCGTTTACGTGTTCGCAACCAATGGAGCGCGGTTGCCCGATGGCATATTGATGCGGCTTACCGTTCGCTACTTACCAGTCGCGCAGGTATCAACGACGACAACGTGTATTTTGAGCATAACGCCCCGCGTGGTCCAGGTACCGCCAACGCGTTAATTCTTCTCGATACGGGTGAGCCTTCATCCGACATGCTTGCCGATTTGAATGAGTACATTCGCATTGAAGGGCAACACGGTCACGGTGATGATCTGCAAGTTCTAGCGATGCCAGAAACCACTCACGATATTACTTGCCGAGTTTGGCCGCAGCGTTCTTTGACGATGGAAGACCGCGAAGCGTTACGAGTGAAGGTGGAGCAATTCATCGGTGCTGCATTCAGACAAAACACGGACTACTCACCAACAGTGACCAATCCAGTGCTTCGATTCAGTTTCTCTCGCTTAGGACAAGAGCTACATGCCCAGTTCTCAGAGATTGAATCACTCGAATTTGATAACGCTGACATCATCAACAATCTGACCGTGCCGCGCATTAATACGTTGGAGGTGTCGATTGAACATTCCTGAGATAAAGCTGCGTTACTGGATGGGTAGAGGCGAGCTGGCAAAGTTCGCCCGAGCTATGCGCAACTATTGGGGGCATGTAAAGGCGGCATTCGAAATGCCATTGCAACAGCATGACCCACTCACTGCACCAATGGCACTAGTGAATATCCTTGCTTGGCAGCGTGAGATTGAACGATTAGGGCAAGAGCCGGAAGAGTTATTTCGAATCCGTGTGGCGCATGCCTACGGCTTTGCACGTGATGCGGGTTCGATTGCAGGTTGGGAAGACATGTTCGCCAAGTTGGGCTATCCGCATATTGGACAAGATGAACGTTTAGTCAATGTTCCTTGGGATGTAATCAGCTTAAAAATCAGAGACGGCGATTTAACCAACGTTCCTAAGCTGCTAGATACAGTAATCAGACAGTACGGCAGAACCTGCCGTCGTTATCAATACACCAGTTATGTAGAAATGCCTTTGGCAGCGCGAAGCAAGAACGTAGAAGCGCAGTATTCAACATCACACATCAAAACTAGACTAAACGTTGGCATGCTTCCAAATGTGCTCAACGTTGATTGCGAATATTACCAAGCCACAGTGAAAGGGTAAGGAATTTTAAAATGGCAAACAGCACCGATAAGTCAATTTTAACCGCCGCAGGTAAAGCACTGTTGGCACAGCTCAACGCAGAAGAAAAAGCACTTGTGATCGACAAGATGATTTTCGCCAATGTGCCGAATCGTCCAGAGTACCCACAACCAGATGATGTGGTACCCACTGACCACATCGTTCACCAAGAACAAGTCGAGCAGCGCGGTCGCCTTTCTGCAGACTCGGTAATTTACAGCACTACGTTGACCAGTGATGTTGGTCCGTTCGATTTCAACTGGACAGGTGCATACTGCTCAGAATATGGCGTGTTGGTGACCATTGACCACCATGCACTCACACCAAAGACGGCAGATGAGCCAGGTGTCGCAGGTAATACACTCGTACGTTCGGTTGTTCTTGAATACAAGGACATTGCCGAGATCACCAACATCACCGTGGACGCATCAAGTTGGCAGTACAACGCTACAGAACGCATGAAGAAGATGGACAGCGATGTCGCGCAATCCATCATCGACCAGAATGGTAAAGACTGGTTTATCGAAGACGGTTTCTTAGTAACGCCATCGGGCAGCGCATACAGCATCAAAGCGGGTGCGGGTTATGTTTCTGGTAACCGTGTGATGCTCGAATTTGATCGCAATGTTCAAGTACCTAACAAACCATCGTTCATCTACGTAGATGCGCACCGCGAAGGCACACCAACGGGTGAACAAGTCACCCTGTTTGATTTTGTGGTTACTGCAGAAGAGAAAGACGACTATACCGATGCCAATGGCATGAAGCACTATGTTTGTAAGATTGCTCAGGTGTTGGCTGATGGTAGTGTAAGTGATTTGAGACCAGAGGGTGAGAGTGCGGGGAAAGAGTGGGTAGATAGAAGTGCTGCAAAGACATTTGATAATGTTGAGGATGTAAAAACTTCAAGCTATAGATATGCTGATAAAACAATTCGTTTGTTAGGTAGATTTTATTCAGGGGATGGAGGTAAGGCATATTTTTCGCTAAAAAAAGGTGATGTTCCAGCAGGAGTTGAATTCATTGATTTAGAAGACGGTTGGTATTTGCAGCTAATTGAATCTGATCGCGTCTCAGTAGTGACATTAGGAGCATCCGATCTCCATGATGACAATAAAAATATATTTGAAGAGATAGCTTCCTCAAGGTTCAAGAATTTGACGATGCCTGCCAAAACTTTTCGCACGTCCTTGTTTCGTCCTAAAGGAGTGAATCTTAAGTGTGCCAAAGGGGCTAAAGTTGAGTTGTTCAATAAATCTAATCCTGTTATGGCAGCTTTCTTTCCTGATACTGTTATTGAAGATCTTTGGATACACAGCACGGAATCTAACTTACCTTGGCAGCGGGTGGAGTGTGAAAGCACTCATGATGTTCGGTTTGTTCGCGGGAAAATTTCTGGATTTAAAGACAGCGCGGGAATGCCAAATTCATGGGGAGTGTTGATAAATCGTTCTAAGCGGGTTTATTTTGAGGGTACAGAGTTTGCGGATAACAGCCAGGCGGATATAGCGGTTGTCGATGGCAATGAAGATATTGGTATTAAAGACTGTTTTAACTCTCAAGATGATGGGCTGATTGTAAACTTTGAACCAAATGCGTCGCTGGGTAATAAGCGCTGTACTGTTGATGGTTTGAGTATGCGGAAATTCTACTTGTTGGTAAATAGCCGTACATCCAACCCGTTGGATAAAATTACCGTCAAAAATTCACATGCAAAAGAACTGGTTTACGACGGTGCTGATTGCACTTTTGACAATGTTAGCTTTGATACTCTGCGTCCAGAGAATGTTCATCACAACTTCTCAGGTGAAATTGATGCAAGGGGTACGTTTGGGATTGGTGACAATTTACTCGTTGATCCTCATCTAATGGTGGTGGGGGCAAGTAGTGGAAACTGGGAGGTATCATTTAGTGATGCTATGCCAAACGAACGATATGCACTATTTGAGCATGAAAATTATATTGGGATTCAATTAAACCCATTGCGTAAGCATTGTGTAGTTCAGTTGCGTTCACAGCATCCAATCGCTGTTGATGAAAGTAAAATATATTATTTACATATGACTGGAACAGCAATGTCTTATGCTGATGATGCTCATATTGCAGACCATATTCGACTTAATTTTTATGATGAAAGCGATCAGATAGTTGACACTCAGACTATTAGACCGTTTCGTCATTCGGCTGGTCAGAAGATGCCAGTTCGATCTGAAGGAACTTTTTTTAGCGTTCCAGCTGGTGCGGTCAGTTGTCGTGTTGAAGTAGCCAATGCGTTTGCACAAACCAAAGTGTCTACAATCATCACAGCAATAACTTTCCATGAAATGCGTCGAGACTCGGTTAAATTTAACGACATACTTGATGTCTATCATCGACTCAGCAATGGCCCAAGGCGTTGCGACAAGTCGTCGATGACCAGCGCCGCTTACAACTACCAGTTGCCAATGCGATTGAATGATATTGTTTCAGTCGACAGCCAAAAACAAATGTATCGCTGTGTTGATCCTGACACGGTAAAAGACGGTCATTGGATTGGCACGTTTAAAGAGGTTTAAATATGCTGACCCTAAACGGCACTCAACTCCCATTAAAAAACTTACGCATTAGCGTTCGTCAGCAATTGGCCGGACAGGATATGTCCGGCCAAACCTCGGCTACTGACCAAGCGGAAACAGGCAGTAAAGGTAAAATTCTGACCGTGAAAGGCGTGATCCCTTTTACCAAAAAACAGCTATTAACCAATTTGTTCAGTATGGCGGAAGCACAAGAAAACGATGCTCGCCAAATCTACCGCATTAGCAATAAAACGGCAGAAGCATTGAAAATTCGCCAGGTGAAATTCCAAGGCGCAGTTCGTGCTGATGAGCAAGATTCTCACAGGCAATGGAGCGTTTCATTTGAACTGGTAGAACATCTTTCGGTACCAGAGCGAGTCGAACAACGTCAACCGGACAAACCTGCCGCACAGCAAAAAGTGCAAGGTGTGAATACTCCGGTTGAAGCTGGACAAAGTGACGATGTGCCGCCAGGTACAGAGGTGGAGCTCACTGGTGTTATGAAGGTGCTCAAAGCTGTCGATAATGCCTTGGCTTAACCGTGAGAAGGCGGTGACATATGACAACAAACAACAAATTTCTTTGCCGCGCTTACCTTGGTAAAGACAAAACCAAGGTGAAAAGCCATCGCATAGTTTTTAGTGAAAACACACCAGGTCGCTGTGAACTCTCCGTTGAAGGCAGTCCAGAGCTAAATACCATTATCGCCGTCGACTTAGGCTGGGGTGATGATATTACTCGAGTTTTTCTTGGTTACATCGAGCGAGTGCAGCCAGCCGAAAAAGGTTGGTCAAAAGTGTTTTGCCGCGAATTAGCGGCAATACTTTACAAGCCACTTAACATCATCATGCGTCACCCAACACTCATGCAACTACTAAGCGAAGTGACCAATAAAACGGGCCTTCAATTTGTTGTACCAGAGAAAGCCTACAGCAAAACGGCCATTCCTTGTTTTTATAGCGATGGCAACGGCTATCGAGTCATAGACGAATTAGCCCAAGCGTTCAGCATTGATGGGTTATTCTGGCAGCAACAAGGTAACGGGCAAATTTACGTAGGCAGTTGGAAGGATTCATTCTGGGCAGATAAGCCCGTCACCATACCAAGTGAACTCATGACAAACCACACGGCCAACAAGTCGGTAAAGATACCGGCTATTCCAAAGTTGAAGCCAGGTATTGTTGTGAATGGCCTTCGATTAGTCGGTGTAGAGTTTGAAAGAACGGAGGCAAAGCTAACATGGATGTGAATGTTATTAAGCGTATTATCTTCCGATTGTTTCCAGAATTCACAGGCCAGTGGCATTTGCCTAGGTGGGGCAAGGTGGTAGCATTGCCAGAACTGCCAGAAGAAGGTGATTTGTCTGATCGCTTTTATCCTCACTATGCCGTAGATGTTCAGCTACTCAATGAAAAAGGCATGGAATATGAAGACAAGCCACCATTGCAGGCGGTACCACTTCCGGTTTCAGGTATTGGTGATCATGCTGGCCGACTAGAACCACCTGCTATTGGCAGCATCGTAGAGTTAGGTTTTATGTTTGGACAGCCGGACAAACCATTTATTCGGTGCGTTCTTCCCCTTGGATTCAGATTACCAGGTATCAAGGAAGGTGAAAGCCGATACCAACAGCGTTTAGGTGTTTACCACCTGGTAGACCAAGACGGAAACTTTGAGAGCACCACAGACAAAAACGCTACGTTGAACTGTGTTGATAGAACTGTGAATGTGACCAACTACACCGCCATCATTGAGCAACTGCGTAAGGTGGTAGTAAAACAGAGTGAACAGATCACTATTCTTAAAGACCAAGTACAAAACATCCAGGGCCAAGCTAGCCTAACCGTAGGCAAAGACCTAACCATTAAAGCCAAGAACATCACCGAAGACGGCGACACAATAAAACTCAATGGTGGTAAGGGTGTTTGTACTGGTGCAAGTATTTGCCCATTCATGGGAAAACCACACGTAGACGTATCAACCACCGTATTTGCAGGGAAAGAGTAATGGCACTAACTAAAACATCTTTAAAAGGGAAACTAGAAACCGAGCTGAAAGCTCAAGGTTTTGTGTTAGATGGCGAATTCGCTATGGCAGGAAAGTTCGCAGAAGCTATTGCCAATGCGGTAGTAGACGAAATCACCGAGAATGCTCAAGTGAAAGTCGTTAAAGGAAGTTCCATAGGTGAATACAAGGTTAGTTGA